ATTCAGTTTGGTCTGACCTGTTTGGATCTTTTCATTACGAAGTGTATCAGAAAGTTCTTGTGTGCAGGTAGGACACACATGATTTTTCTCAAAGAAGTCATGTTCTTTCTTACATGTTTGCATCTTTACTTGCATTTTTGTGAGAAAAGTGTTTAACTTCTTAATTTTTTCTCCAGCAGACTGGTACTCTTGCATTTCTTCATTAAGATTACCGATTTGTTTTGTTAAAATCTGTACATCTTCGGCACCTTGGAGTTCAGTTTTTTTATACTCTTTTATCTTCTCTTGCTTGCGATCAATCTCTTCCTGAGTTCTCTTCTCAAGAGTTAGCATGTGTTGCTTTTGCAACTCAATCTTATCTTTCAGTAGATCAATCTGATAATCAATCTCTCTTATCTCTTCATTGTTCTCTCGGATCTTGTCCTTAAGAAGAACATTCATTGTAGAGAACACCTGAATGTCAAGAATATCTTCAATGATTTCCCGACGTTGTGCCAGAGGCAGACGCATGAAAGGAACAAAGGTAGAAGAACCAAGCACTACAATTTGTGTGAATGACTTGTAGTTCATCTTGAGCACATTCTGCTCAAAGTTCTTCTGCTGTTCTACCAGGGTGCTTTCCTGATTCCAAAGTTGATTGTTGCAATAGATTTCAAACTTGTTTGGTTTGACACCACGAACAACCTTGTAGTCTTGCTTGCCAATAGAAAACTCAATCTCGGTAAGCAAATCTTTTTCGTTGATGCTATTCACCAGCATCGGTTTGTTGATCTTACGAAAAGGTTTTCCAAACAAAGCAAAAGTAAGAGCATCCAAAATGGTGCTCTTACCTGCTCCGTTGGTTCCAACGATTAGATTTGTTCTTGCTGCGGTTAGATCAATTTCACTGAATACATTACCCGTTGACAGAAAATTCTTCCAGCGGATTTTTTTAAAAATAATCATTCTCTATCAGGTGGTGGGATAATGAAGTCGTCGGAAGAAATGATTGAATACTTTTGACCCTGAACAATACAAGCTTGTACAAGTGCATCAATATCAACACTATTGATTTCCAGTTCTGGAGTCTCGTCATCTTCTTCAAGATGCATTAGATATCGGACAGCATCATCCTCTTCTTCAAAGACAGGAATGATTCTATCCTCGCTCTCGTCAAAGACTGAGTAGACTCCAGAGGGAACGTCTTTAAGTGTGATTATAAACATTCACTTATACAACCTCGCATGATTCTATGTAGAGAGATTGCATTAGTTTCTTCAGGTCGGTTTTATCTACCTGCAGATCAATCTCGTCAATGTATTCGCCCAGTAGGGTAAGAGTATCCTTCGTGTTCAATTCTACATCACTGATATCGTCTGTGTCAACCAGTGTTTCAACAATTTTTACATCATGAACGCCTACGTTGTAAAGACGATCAACCAATGTTTCAAACATTTGGTAGTCCCGCTTTTCTTCAACGACGAGCTTGATGTATTTGTCCTTATAACTAGACACATCTTGTTTGTTGTAGTCCGCACTTGTGTCGTCATAGAAGATCTTCTCAAAAATCTCGTAAGGATTTGGGATGAACTCAAGTCTGTCAGTTTCAGTATCATAGATATGGAACCCGCGACCATCCTTGTAATCATTCCAGAACATTTGATAGGGATTGCCGAGATATTGAACATTCCCTTTCTTTGATTTGTGGTGGTAGTGTCCCGACCACACACGCTTGAAACGATGAAATAATCCAGCATCCATTCCATGATCCATCCTCATTCCAGGTGTTATCTCAAATCCATTGAGTTCTAGATGACCACAACAAATGTCTGCCTCACTAGTCTCTAGTCTACGCAGCACATCTTCTTGGTTCTCTTTGTTAATCCAAGGAAGCATCAAGAATACTTTCTTGCCCATCAAAATTTCTGTAGGTTCAGAATAAATTTTGATGTTTGGATACTGCTCTAGAAGAAGTTCTGGTGAGTTGATCTTGTTTGTATTCTTATAATACGTGCAATGATTACCCAACAACATGTGTACGTTGTAGGGTTTCAACCTCTCAAAATAATTTTCACGTACACGATGAAAAGTATTGAAGTCCATAGACTTTCGGTTGTCAAATGTGTCACCCAAATCAAAGATGACCTTGACACCTTTCTTTTCTAGCGTAGGGAAAAAGATATCATCATAAAATTTCTGGAAGTAATTCCAAAATGCTAGAGAACCCTTGCGTCCATCTAGGTGCTGGTCTGTAATCAGTGCAATTTTCATTGTGGTTTGTGATCTTTCATTCCATCGTGGTTGCCATCAACTGGCAGTTTACCATATGCTAAGTATTCTACCACTTGGAGAGACCCCTGCAAGCGATCAAGATCTTTCTGAATCTGCACATACTCAGTGTATGCACCGTACAGTTCATCTGCTCTAGCAGTAAGTTGAGCAGTTCTTTTATTAAAACGCTCAAGCAGTTGTTCGTAATTCTCAGTCGGTTTCATAGTTTACCTCCAACGATTCCGTCGTATGGGTCAGATGTTCTGCAGTTTGCCCAGTTAGTAGCGACACCTTCCAGGTGAAATCCCGTTCCGTTAACGACAATTTCTTTCGTAAGTCCTGTGATGAGCGGCGTACCATCCTTACTGTAGCTAGTCCACGTTCCAAAGCGTTTCTGTTCAACACGGAATTCTCCATAGGGAGTTGTGTACCATTCATGTTCAGCAATTTCTGGATGCTCACTCACTTACCAACTCCATAGTCAGGTGCAGTTTTTTCAAGTTCACTAATAATCTTTGCATTTTCATGAAGTTTCTTTAGTGCTGCAACAACCTCAGAAGTTTCTTCCCATTCCCAGGTGTTGCCTTTACTATCTACGAAATTTCTAGTTGTCATCGGTTCATTTTGATTTCAATGTTTTCTTTGATGCTACCCATGTCAGAATAGGAAGCGTTCATGCCTGACATACTACCATCGTATGTGTCAGTATGCATCACTTCGTCATAACCTGATCGCTCTAGGATCTTGTTCTTAATTTCCATCTGCTTCTTCTCTTTCTGAATGCGACGAAGGAAAGCGTAGTAAATGATTTGAGTGAAGTAAGCAAACGGGTTCTTTGATTTCTCTGGATCAAAGTTGTCAATGTATTGAAGACAGTTTTCAATGCCGTCACAAATCATGTCCTCACGAAACATGTAGTTGACAAAGTTTGGTTTATATGACAAGTGTGTTGCAATCTTAAGAAAACACTCACCAAGATAATTTGTCACCCTTGGTCGCGGTTTCCCTGCTTCTTTTGCAGCGATCACCTTAGACCGATAGATAGAGATTGCTTCCAGGAACTCTTTGTTGTTGACGTAATACTCTGTCTTCTTCTTCATTAACTTGGTGTGCTTTCTCGTACATTTATTATAAGTTAAGGACAAACATCTGTCAACCGCTTGACAACACCTCAGAAACTCAGTAGAATAACTCTGTCAGGGTTCAAGAGAAGTTGTAGCTTTTAGCTTCTATTAAATAGATCTTCTAGAAACTTCTTTGTCTCTTTTACAGAACCTAAGTTCCCCATGTTTCTAGAAAACTTTTGAGGTTCTAGTGCTTCTCTTGTAGCAGAGAGTTGTGTGATATGTCTCTTTACAGAAGTATGGTAGTAAGTTTCAATTCTGGTATCCTCAACTTCTGTCATTGTAAGGATGTGACTCTTATTGAGAATGAAGCAATGATCAAACGTTGAGTGGATCCACTCCGTGAGAAAAAAACCATTTGTTGTCACAGTTTTCTTCTGTTGATTTACATGGTTTACTTCCATGGGGTTTTCTAGTATGAGACTATCTTCATCTGGAAGATATGTACATTTAGATATAAGTTCTTCGCCTGTTACTAATTTTATAGTTGCTAGGAATTCTTCTTCCATATTATCCAGCTCTAAGGTTTACTTTGATAACCTCATACTTAAAGTTTTCGTCATTGTAAATGTTGACTCTTTCATTAAGATGTCTCAAGGTATAATTCTGACCGCCGATGTCATCAGCGATATCGTATAGTGTTGCCATATCTTTGCCCTCACCTTTTCGCAACACACGTCCAATACTTTGGAGATTTCTAATTCGCGATTTACTTGGAGAAGCAAATATAATATTGTGTAGTCGTTTAATGTTGATGCCTGTAGAGAAAGTACCGTATGAAGCAATAATCACAGCGTTGTTCTCATCCTCAGTAATCTGACGAACTTCTTCTCTATCCTCTACATCAGTGCCACCATGCACGAAAAATAATTTCCGCGAAGGATCTATTGTATTATTTATGAGTTCGTGAAGTGGTTCCCCATGTTTTTCAATGTAGTTGAACAACACAAGAGTGTTGCCTTCTAGGTCCTTAACTAAATTTTTGATGAGATTATTTCTACCACGATGTTCAACTAGATACTCCATTTCATCATGATATGTGTCAAAATGCTGAGGAGCGTGCTTACACAGCAACACTTTGATCCTAAATTTACTTAGGTGCCCTTGGCGTATTAAATCATCTGTTTTAGTTACACGCTCACAATCTCCAAACAAACCTTCTAATACCCACTTATGAGTTTTGCTACCGTCAAGGGTGCCAGTAAAACCAAATCTATATTTCGCATTATGAAGTTTCGTCATAATGCCAGTTAATGACTTAGACTTAAACAGGTGAGCTTCGTCACCAATCACACAATCAATATCATCAAAGTATCTTTTGGGAAACTTGTAAATAGATTGCCAAGTAGAAATGATGATTGGTTTATCAGTATTCTTATCTTTTCCTGAGTAGATCTTATGAACGTAATCGTCAGCATTCCAACCGTAATCAATAAAGTCATTGACCATTTGTTCTACGAGGGACGTAGTAGGGACGATGATGAGCGTTTTCTTGTTGGTAGCAGTATAGTATCTCACGAGGGAATAGATCATAAGACTCTTACCACTTCCCGTGGGAGAAAGTAAAAGTTTGCGGTTATTTTTTACTGCTTCGTAGACTGCGTTGTACTGATAGTCGCGAGGTTTAATTTCTGGTCGGACAATTTTGTCCATGAATGTTTTAATACCAGCAGGAGACACAAAGTCATTGGTTTCTTCAACTTCACCGTACCAGTCATTCTTTTCATATTCAATTTGATATTGTCTCTCGTCTGCCCAGACCTGTAGGTGTTTCATCAGACCACCATAAAGTTCGCCTGTACCAGGAGAGTACAGACGAATAGTTCCATCCCAGTATTTGTACCTGGGATTTTTCTTTAGGAATTTTGCTTCTGGAACTTCAAAAGAAAAATAGTCCGCAAGCTCCATGTGAACATGGGGCTCAACGGACTGGACAGTAACGTATACTTCGTTTTTCTTTTTAATGCTAAGGGTGGTCATCATTGTCCATTTACAAATTTCTCCCACTCAATGGCACTCTTAATCTGAAACCCTCTATTTGAGATTTGCTTCATGACTTGATCAAGCCAGTAAAGCATCTGCTCTAGATATTTGATCTTTGCTTCTAGGTTGATGATCTCGTCATCACTCTCTAGATAGACCTTCATCTTTTCGGAAGTCTTGATAGATGATCCAAATGGTTTGGCGGCGTAAGTCTTGGCATCTGCTTCGCCAGAATAATACTCACGTTTTTCCTTCACCACTTTGCGGATCTCAAACTCCAGCGAGGTTTTGATCTGCTGAATGTCAGTGTAATGGTTTAAGTATTTATTATGTTGAAAAGGGATGTCTAACGCAAGTTGTCCCAAATCTGTGGTATACTGTTTGTTCTTGAATTGAAAGTCAACTGCAGAATCTTCCGCCCAGTCTTCTCTCA